GGGGCCGGTCTCGAAGGACAAATTTACTTCGCGCTCGAGCAGCTCGTCGCCCAACTGGCCGACAAGGAATGGGTCCGCGACGACGGCGCAACCGTGCGGCTGGAGCGCTGCTTGATCGACGCGAATTGGGGACTGTCGACAGACACCGTCTACCAGTTCTGCCGGCAGTCCTCGAGCGCTGCATTGGTGATGCCCAGCCATGGGCGATTCGTGGGCGCGTCGAGCCAGCCGTTCTCCGAGTACAAGCGGACGGCCGGCGAGCGCACCGGGCACAACTGGCGCGTGCCGAACGTGCAGGGCAAGCGCACGATCCGGCACGTGCTGTTCGACGCGAACTACTGGAAGTCGTTCGTGCACGGCCGCCTGCGCGTGGCGATGGGCGATCCCGGTTGCCTGTCGCTGTTCGGCGAGTCCCCCGTCTTGCACCGACTGTTCGCCGATCACCTGACAGCCGAGTATCGCATTCGAACCGAGGGGCGCGGCCGGCAGGTCGACGAGTGGAAGGCCAGACCAGACCGACGAGACAATCACTGGCTCGACTGCTTGGCCGGCTGCGCGGTGGCGGCGTCGATGCAAGGCTGCGCGCTGCCGGACTCGTTCACGGCTTCGACTCGATCGACCCGCCGGAAAGCGGAAATCCCCGCGCACATGAGGCGACGATGAACGACGACGACGGCCGACGGAAGGACATGAGCTACTGGAAGCACGTGCAGAAGCGCGACGGCGCGGGAGTCAAATGCCCGGACTGCGGCTGCGCCGATCTGCCGGTTTACGGAACGCGCCGCGAGGGGACGCGGGTCAAGCGTTACCGGCGCTGTCGGGCGTGCGGCAAGCATCCGATCATCACCTACGAGCAAGTGTTCGTGCCGAAGAATCACGGCAGCGACTAACGATCTGACGCTCGGAATCCAAAGCTGGACGTTCGCAATTGTGCAGGGCATGCACTTCCGCGCAGAATTCGCCTCGTCAACACGCGAGGCCAAAATGACGGATCTGAGTTCGGACATTGCATCGGCGGCGACGAAGGTCAAGTCGATGCAGAACGGCGACCAAAAAGCGGAAGCTCGGCCGATCTCGGAATTGATCGAAGCCGACAAGTATCTGGCAGCCAAGACTGCCGTCGCCACATCGCCGCGGGTCGTGTTCAACAAGCTCGTGCCTCCGGGGGCGTCCTGATGTTCGGGTGGTTCAAACGTCGAGCGGAACGTCGCGCTGCGAACGCAGCGATGGCGGAAGCCAGGCAGACGATCTTGCGACAGATCGCCGCCCGGTACGATGCCGCGCAGACGACAAACGAGAACAAGAACCACTGGGCGGCAGCGGATTCGCTATCGCCGATCGCCGCCAACAGCTTGGCGGTGCGTCAGAGGCTGCGCAATCGCTCGCGGTACGAGGTTGCGAACAACTGTTATGCGAACGGGATGGTGCGGACGCTCGCCTATCACTGCGTCGGCTCGGGACCGACGCTTTCGATCGATGGCGAGTCGGAAGCGGATCGCGAGATCGAGGACAAGTTCGCAGCGTGGGCGGACGCCATCAATCTGGCCGACAAGATCCGCATCATGCGAGAGACGCGAGCGCGCGACGGCGAAGCGTTCGGCATGCTCACGACGAATCCGCTCATTCGCGACGCGGTCAAACTGGACCTGGTGTTGGTCGAAGCCGACCGATGGACCGATCCGGCCGGCACGTTCGATACGTCGCGCTACGTGGACGGGATCTCTTACGACGCTTCCGGCAATCCGATCAGCTACCATCTGCTCGACAATCACCCTGGCGAGATTGTCAACTTTGCGATGGCGGGGACGGTGCAGTCGCGGGAGATTCCGGCCAGTAACGTGTTGCACTGGTTTCGCACGGATCGCCCGGGCCAGGTGCGAGGGATTCCCGAGATCACGGCGGCGCTGCCGTTGTACGCGATCCTGCGGCGGTACACCTTGGCGGTGCTGGGCACCGCGGAAATCGCCGCGATGTGGTCTCTGTTTCTAAAGACGACGTCCCCAGCAATCGATCCCGCTTCCGTCGACCCCTACGATGTGATCGACGTCGAGCGCAACGGCATGATGACGATGCCGGAAGGCTGGGACGTTTCGCAGCTCAAGGCTGAACAGCCGACGACGACTTACGACGCGTTCACCCGCACCGTGTTACGCGAGATCGCGCGGTGTCTGGACATGCCGTTCAACATCGCTGCGGGCGACTCGTCCTCCTACAACTACAGCTCGGGCAAGCTGGATCACCAGACGTATTTTCGCGCGATCGACGTCGACCGACATTCGTGCGAACGGACTGTGCTCAATCGCATCTTCGACGAATGGTTTGACGATGCCTTGGTGACGGACGGCGCTTTGGTCGTGCCTCGCACCAACCTGTCGCGTCCGCTCGTCGAATGGGACTGGCCACCGTTCGAGCACGTCGATCCACTCAAAGAATCGAACGCGACGACGAACGATCTGGCTTCCGGTTTGACGTCGATCCCGACGGAACTGGCGCGGCGCGGTCGCAAGTGGGAACGTGAATGGGCGCGGCAGGCTCGAGCTTTGGGCCTGACGATGCAGGAATTTCAACGCCGCATGGCGGACAAGTTGTTCAATCCGAACGGCGCGCCGCAGCTGGCGCAACCGTCGGACGGCCAGAATCAAGATCAGACTTCGGGAGCCGCAGCGTGAACGCGAAGCAACGTCGCCAGCTGGAACGATACGCAGCGAACCGAACCTCGCGATTGGCGATTCGGGCGAACGCGGATCTGCCGAAGTTCCTGCAGTGCAGCGGTGGCAACGTCGAATGGCTCGAAGCGGCTCCAGGAGCGGACGGAGCGTCGAAGCTGAAAAAGTTTAGCGGCATCGCCTATGCGGGCGGGCCGATGAACTTGGGATGGGGGCGTCCCGTCGTCGTGGACTTGCAAGGTTTGACCGCGGGCTCCGCGATCATTCCTGCGTTAAAGGATCACGATGCAACGAACATCGTCGGGCACGGCTCGGTAGAGATCGGCGCTCGACAGGTGAAGTTCTCGGGGGAAGTGTCCGGCTTGCGGGCGGGCGTCGAGAACGGAGCGCAGGAAGTCGTCGCGCTCGCCGCGAACGGCTTTCAATGGCAGATGTCGATCGGGGCTGAGCCCGGCAAGATCGATCGAGTGGAAGCGGGCGAAAAGGTTCTGGTCAACGGACGCAACGTGCACGGGCCCGCATACGTTGTGCGGGCGGCAAGTCTGCGAGAAGTGAGTTTCTTGTCGATCGGAGCGGACGGCGCAACGTCCGCCTCGATCGCAGCACAATTGGGGAGCATCGACATGGGGTTCTCGGCATGGATGGCGGCGAAAGGTCTGGACGAAAAGACGCTCGACGCGAAGGTCCTGGCGGTGCTCAAGGCGAGCTACGATGCGGAAATCAAAGCCAAAGCGGATGCGGACGCGGAAGCGGCTCGCATTGCTGCGGGCGGCGCGCCGGCGCCCAAACCGGATGCCAAGCCGGCCACCGGAGGCACCGGTAGCGCGGAGCCTCCGAAGCCGATCGACATTGAAAGCATCGTCGCCCAGGCGGTGCAAGCGGCCGTCGGCGCAGTCACCAGCGAATCGGAGATCGCTGGCGTCTACGCTTCGTTCGAAAAGTCGATGCCGAAGGACAAGCTCGACTCGATCAAAGCGACGGCGAAAGCAAACAAGTGGAACCGCGATCGCGTCGAGTTGGAGTGCCGACGCGAAGCGCGGCCGGGCGCTCCGGGGATTCACAGCTACGCTCCGAACACCGGCGCTCCGGTGTTGTCCGCCGCGTTTCGTCGGGCGTTGACGCAGCGCGAGGACGAGAAATCGTTTGACGCTCCGACGTTGGAAGCGTCGCGTCGCCAATTCCGCAGCGGGATCGGGTTGCAGCAGATCATCGAGATCCAGGCGCGGGCCAACGGATGGCACGGTCATCGGTATCGCGACGACGAAGAGGGATGCTTGCGAGCGGCGTTTTCGACGATCGAATTGCCGAACATCCTGACGGTGAACTTCAACTACGTCCTGCTGGCCGCGTACAACGCCGTCGAGGATTCGTGGCGCCAGATCGCGCGGATCGGCCTGGCGAACGACTTCAAGACGATGACGCGCTATCGCATGACGGCGGACGTTACGTTCGAAGTCGTCGGAGCCACGGGGGAACTCGCGCACGGTTCGGTGGGAGAACAGACCTACACCAATCAAGTCGACACCTACGGCCGGATCTTCAAGATCCCGCGCAAGGAGTTGATGAACGACAATCTCAACGCGTTCGCGTCGCTCGCGCAATTGATCGGTCGCGGAGGCGCGTTGAAGGTGAACAAGGTCTTCTGGACCGCGTTCATGTCGGGAACGGGCACGTTCTGGCATACGTCGCATGCCACCGTGGGCGACACCGGAAACGCGAACTACGCCACCGGCGCGGGGACGGCGCTGGCGATCGCGGGGCTCTCGCAAGCGGAGCTGATGTTCTACAACCAGGTCGATCCGGGGAATAACCCGCTCGGGGTTTCGCCTCGCAAGCTGGTTGTCCCGAACGCTCTGAACGTCACGGCGACGCAGCTGATGCGGGACACCGAGGTGCGCGACACGACCGCCAGCACGAAGTACACCACGGGCAATCCCCATGCGGGCAAGTTCGAAGTGGTGCGGTCAACGTACCTGAGCGATGCGTCGATCACCGGCTACAGCGCGCTGGCTTGGTACCTGACGGCGGACCCGATGGATCTGCCGTTGATTGAAATGGCGTTCTTGAACGGCCAGCAGACTCCGACCGTCGAGCAAGCCCAGGCAGACTTCGACACGCTCGGCCTGCAGATGCGAGGGTTCTTCGACTTCGGAGCCGCGAAGCAAGACTTCCGCGCGGGCGTGAAGATGAAGGGCGAAGCCTAACGGTCAAGTCCCAAGTCCTGATTTGGCGCCAGTGACCTGGCGTGCTCGTTTCACCATTCTG